GCATATCCGCCAACTCCAAGCAGAAATCAAGCGTATCTCCGAAGACCGATCTGACGAAGTATCGGAACAGGAGAAACTCCAGAAGTTCAAGACTATGGAGACGGATATTGATAAGAACAAGAGTGATGCTGGAGAAACTGCGGCTGTTTATAATGCAGCAGCGATTCTTTTGAAAGATACAGGAATCAAGAAGCGTATTATCTCACACTATCTTCCTGTTATTAACAAGACCATAAATGCTTATCTTACACGGATGAACTTCTTTGTTAGTTTTGAATTGAATGACAACTTTGAAGAGAAGATACGATCCCGTCACCGAGACGAGTTTACCTATGAGAGTTTTTCTGAAGGAGAAAAGCGAAGAATTGATCTTGCTCTTCTCTTTGCATGGAGGGCCATTGCCTCACAGAAGAACTCCGTGAACTGTAATCTATTGATTTTGGATGAGATTTTAGACGGCTCTCTAGATGATTCTGCAACAGATGCCTTCCTAGACATTTTGAAGACAATAGATAGTAATGTGAGAGTTTTTGTTATTTCTCACAAGAACCCTGAATCAATGGGAGACAAGTTCAAGAATCGAATAGTGTTCAAGAAGCGAAACAACTTCTCTGCTCTAGTCGAATACACGAACTAGCCTCTCGGAACGGAGGTAGGATGAACTACGCAACCGACCCTTGGTATGAGGATCGTCGCACCAAAGTCATTCAAGCAGTTTCTCTAGGAAAGCCGATCAATGGCAAAAGAGAGAAAAGGCAATCTCCGTTGGGGAAATATTCACTCACGCTTACTCCATATGTTGTTAAGGACAGGCGATGTCCTTTCTACTCTGTTGTTGAAATCATTAGAAATTCAGATGGAGAAAAGATGGGAAAAGTCATCAGAAATGAAGCAGATTTCCCTTTTCTTTTCGTAGAAAACCACATAGACGGTAAGGATTACCTTATGTGTGCAGAGGATTACCAAGGATTTACAATAATCTGTATTACAGACGGTAAAAAGTGGGATTATGTTGCAGAGAAATCAAAAAGAGACTTGGCTCTTCGTATAACAGATTTTCATCTTTCCCCAAACAAGCAGGGTCTTGCTGTTGAAGGCCATGTGAAGAGCAAACCTAGTGATATTGTAGAAATAGATGAAGTTCATTTCTATTCCATAAATGAAATAACTAAACTTCCATATAAGGAAGTTGACAAGAGAATAGGTTTCGCCTATGATAAGGTTATAGGTTGGGAAAACGACGAGCGGATTATCATCAGCCGTATTGAAGACTATATTATGCCTACAGGCATCTGTCTTGATGATGTGCAAAATCAAGAAGAAAGACTTGTATATCTAAAGTCTGGAAACATCAAAAAGCAAACAGCATACTATGCTTATTCTCCAAAATCAGGAGTAATGGAGAAGGTCTTTTCCGAGTGGAGATAAATGTGAAAACTCAAGATTTTGAATCCCTTTGTTATTTCAATAGTTTGCAAGATCGAGCACTGGTAGAAATCGTACAGGATAACAAGACCAGTGTAAACATAGGAAAATGGCTCACATCGACTAGAGCAGCAAAAGGAGTTGCAGAGGAAATCTTGCAAACTCTTCTTCGTAGCAAGTCTGATTTAGACATTGCGGTTGTGAACTCCAATTCTGAACAGAGAGAAGGATACTCGTATCTTGGGAAAACCAAGTTGACACGGTATCATAAATTTGTTTGTGACTCCTGTGAAGGAGTTCAGGGATTCTTGGATAAAACCTATCCAAAGAAGATCCGAAAGAAGAAGCCACAGGATCCAGAAAAGGTTGTAAAGAACCTCAAGTATCTTCTCAAAGATGAAACTTTGAATTTGCAATCGGTGTCTCCAAAGGATATACTTGGAGCATCAATGCTTACGGTATACAACACAAAGAATCGTGTTCTTACCTTGTATATCGCAAAGCCTGAAGGGTTTGGTATCAAGGGTTCGACTCTCTTGAATTGGGACGAAGACAAGTCTCTTTCGAAGAAGTTGCGAAAGCCTGAAGAAGTTATTCCGACTTTTGTATCAGTTGGATATAATGTAGTACAACCAAGATTTCTCTCTGTAAAGACAAAGCCCACAAAGCCTAATGGTAGGATCAATACCAATATGGTTCTTCTGTGGGCAAAGAAAACCTCACAATGATTCTTATCGACAATACACAACTACTTCTTTCAACAATCTTCACACAGGTTCGGGATATCTCTACTATTGATGAAGATATGGTTCGCCATATTGCTCTCAATACCTATCGTATGTACCGAACTAAATTCAAGGATAAGTATGGAGAGATTGTACTCTGTCAAGATGCAAACTCTTGGCGCAAAGAGGTCTTCTCTCATTACAAAGCCAATCGCAAAAAGGATCGTGAAGGTAGCGAAGCGAAGTGGGATCGTGCATTCGAAATAATGTCCAAGATCAGGGAAGAGGTAAAGGAGAACTTTCCCTATAAGAATATGCGTATCCATCGCTGCGAAGCAGACGATGTGATTGCTGTTTTGTGCAAGCACTTTCACAAGCAGGAACCTATACTTATTATTTCCTCCGACAAAGACTTTGCACAGTTGCAGCAATACTCTGGTGTGAGTCAGTATTCTCCGACACTAAAGTCAATGGTTGTGTGTAAGAATCCATTGGAGACTCTTGAAGAGCAGATTATTCGAGGAGATTCTGGTGATGGAGTCCCTAATGTCTTGTCAGAAGACGATGTTTTTGTGTCAGAAGGGAAGCGACAAAAGCCTATCACAAAGAAGAAGTTTGGTGAATTGAGAGAATCTTTGGGTTCTGACAATCTTTTCTTTGATGATAGCATCAAGAAGAATTGGGAGAGAAACAAGACTCTCATAGATCTTTCGCAAATTCCTCAAGATGTGGAGCAGTCCATCCTAAATAAGTGGGAGGAACCACAAGACTCTTCACGGTCAAAGTTGCTCAACTATTTCATTGAGCATCGGTTGAGGAATCTTATGGAATGCATAGACGAGTTCTAATGAAAGGATAGAGATGTGAAATGAGTAGAGATAGACGCAGCAACCGTGATTGGGATGACGACCGCCAAGCAGCCCGTAGAGCAGCAAAACACGCTGATAAAAAGCACGGGAGATCTGATTTTAAACAGAATATCCGAGATGTTATTGCATCTGGTAACATAGAAGAAATAGAAGAGATGTTTGATGATGAAGACGAAAGGCACTATAGGAGATAAAAAATGCCAACTGTGGAAACTAATACGATGATACTCTCAAAGAAAACACATGAAATTTTGAAGAACTTTGCAGGAATCAATCCAAATATCTGCATTACAGCAGGTAGTAAGATTGTAACGCTCTCCCCAACAAAGAACATTATGGCTGAAGCAGAAGTCTCCGAGACTTTTGAGCATGATGTTCGAATTTTTGATCTCAACCGATTCTTATCAACTGTGTCTCTGCTTGCTAATCCTGAATTGGATTTTGCTAAAGACCACCTTGTTATCAGTGGTGGAAGTGGAGCAAAGGCCAAGTATTGGTACTCTGATCCTGCAATTGTTCAGCCAGTGACAAAGAAGTTGTCGATGCCTGGTATTGTTGCAACTCTGGATCTCACAAGTCAGCGTTTGGCTGAATTGCTGAAGGCATCAGCAGTTATGCAGTTGCCCAATCTGAAGATCAAGTCAAAGGGAAATGGAACTGCACAGGCTGTTCTCTTTGATAAGAGCGATCCGTCTACAAACGAATATACGGTAGAAATGTCTTGTGACGGAGACGATGCTTTCTCTGTTTCTTTCAAGGTTGAAACCCTCAAGTTGATTCCTGGAGACTATACTGTTGAGATCTCCAAGAATATCGTTTCTCTGTTCACTCACAAGACAGAGCCTCTAAAGTACTACATTGCAATGGATTACAAGGCCGAAGACCAGGAGTAATAGATGACTGCTTCGTATCTACAGGACTTGCTTTGGGTTGAGAAGTATCGACCAAAGCGTGTTCAGGATTGTGTATTGCCTTCGGGCATCAAGAAGACATTTCAGCAGATGGTAGACACGGGGGAGGTTCATAACCTCCTCTTGTCTGGTTCAGCAGGAACAGGCAAGACAACAATTGCCAAGGCTCTCTGTGATGAATTGGGCTGCGACTTTCTTCTAATCAACTGCTCTGAAGACGGGAATATCGACACTCTGCGAACAAAGATTCGCAACTTTGCCTCGACTGTTTCGTTGGGTGGTGGCAAGAAGGTGGTTATCCTAGACGAGTTTGACTATTCTAATGCACAGTCAACACAGCCAGCACTTCGTGGATTTATTGAAGAGTTTGCTGCAAACTGTCGATTTATCCTTACTTGCAACTTCAAGAACCGCATTATCGAACCTCTGCACTCTCGTTGCACAACGGTTGAATTCTCCATTCCACAAAAGGAGAAGCCCCGTCTGGCAAAAGAATTCATGGATCGTGTGAAGAGTATTCTCCATGATGAAGGGGTAAAGTACGATGAGAAGATTGTTGCCGAACTCATCATGCGGTACTTTCCAGACTTTCGTAAGGTCTTGAATGAATTGCAGCGATACTCTGTTGGTGGAGAGATTGATGTTGGGATTCTACAGTCTGTTGGCGAGATACGGGTAAAGGAACTTGTTGGATTCATGCGGGAGAAGAACTTCAACGAGGTCAGAAAGTGGGTTGTGCAGAATCTAGACAACGATCAGAGCCGAATCTTCCGCCAGGTTTACGACAACCTCTATACCTATTTCAAGCCACAGTCTATCCCACAGGCTGTCCTTATCCTTTCTGATTACCAGTACAAGGCAGCATTTGTCGCAGACTCTGAAATCAACCTTACGGCTTGTCTTGTCCATCTGATGATGGAGTGTGAATTCGAATGAAATTAGGAGATATTCTCAATTCTATAAACACAGGGAAGGAACCCGTTATTACACGGGAAAACGAGAAAGCCTACCTTCCATTCATTGTGGCACGGTGTTTTTCTAATTTTCCTGATACCATATTCCATGCAAACGAATTGAATAGCCGTGTGGTGACAGATAGGAAGATGCACTACGACTATCTCTTCCACTCTCTACGGAAGCGTAAGCGGTTCTCTCCGTGGCAGAAAGCCGCCGAGAACCCCCATAGAGAGGCTGTGGCTTGGTTCTACGGGCTTTCACAGACCAAAGCCGAGGAATGCTTGGGTCTTCTGAAGGAGAGCGATAGGGAGGCTATTCGCAAACAGTACGAGGAAGCCCACAAGTAATTCTTCACATTTAGAGAAATACCCGTTTTCCTACATATGGAGACGGTTATTTTCTTTTAGAGGGTGAAAATTATGAGTGAACGAGAAGAGAAATACATTGATATTGAAGTGTCTGATTTACTTGAAGTAGAGTTGCCGACACCCGACAACTTTCTAAAGGTAAAAGAGACTCTGACTCGCATAGGGGTCTGCTCAAACAAAGACAAGAAACTCTGGCAATCGTGCCATATACTCCATAAGCGTGGCAAATACTATATTACCCATTTCAAGGAATTGTTTGCTTTGGATGGTTTGCCTACAAACTTGGGAGAGGAAGACCTACAGCGCAGAAACAAGATTGCACTGCTCTTGGAGGAGTGGGGATTGGTGAAGGTTGTGGATGCAGCCAAAGCCGCCTCTGCTTGTGAAATTAATCAGATAAAGATTCTTTCCCACTCCGAGAAGAAGGATTGGACTCTAGAGCCTAAATACCATATAGGTAAGGATAAAGGTAAGAGATAAACTCCCTACATTGAGGTCTATATTATGATACCGAAGATTATTCATCAAATCTGGTTAGGCGATCAGTCCAAGCGACCTGATCGCTTTATCAATACATGGCGTGACTTGAACCCAACTTGGGAACACAAATTGTGGACCGAAGAGAATATGCCACAATCTTGGATTAAGCGTCAGTTTGAGCAATGTCCATCACTTGCAGGAAAGGCAGACATCCTTCGATACCAACTACTTCATCAAGAGGGAGGCTTTTTTATTGATGCTGATGCAGAATGTATTAGATCTCTTGATGACGATCTCACAGACAATGAGGCTTTCTGTTGCTTTGAGAATGAGTATGTTCGACCTGGATTAATGTCGAATGGATATCTTGCCTCAATGCCAAATAATCAGTTTCTTTGGGAAATGCTGAACACTATCGGGCAGCGTCAAGATATGAATTATCACCCACTGCAAACATGGGAAATAACTGGTCCTGCATTGCTCACTTCAACTGTCTGCAAGATGCGGTATAACAAGATGACAATTTACCCAAGTCATTATTTCATTCCTAGACACTATTCTGGGTTACAGTATAGTGGAAAGGGAAAGATATATGCTATGCAGTATTGGGGAACAACTCCAAATAGTGGATTTGATTATTAAAAGGATAAACAATGGAAACAGTAACAGTAGTTCTCAATTGCTATAAGAGAACCCGTTGGCTTCGTGAACAATTTGATGTAATAACAAAACAAACACATCCAGTATCAGAAATATTGGTGTGGAAAAATCAAGCAGAAACAGATCCAATACCACAAGATATAAAGGATCGTGTAGTATTTGCTGACTGTAATAGAAATTTAGGAGTATGGGCGAGATTTGCATTGGCTTTGAATTCAAAGTCAGAGTATATTTGTGTTTTTGATGATGATACAATTCCAGGTGAAAGATGGATTGAAAATTGTGTTAAAACATATAAGACTCATCCTGGACTTTTGGGAACAGTTGGTGTGATATTTGGAGACAAGCATTATACTTGGGAAAAAGTAAAGCGTGTGGGTTGGTGTGATCCAAATGAAGAAACCAAACAAGTTGATATTGTTGGTCACTCTTGGTTCTTTCACAGAGATATGCTATCCGTAATGTGGAGAGAAATGCCAACAGTCGATCAGATACCGATTGTTGGAGAGGATATTCATTTTGCCCATATGATTCAGAAATACACAGAATGTGGAGTGTATGTTCCTCCTCACCCAAACGATGATAAATCTCTTTGGGGAAGCACAAAGGGAGAACCATATGGAACTAGCAGAGAAGGTATTTCTATGAACAGGTATACAGTCAATGGAATACCAATGAGTGCTGGTCAGATGATGGGTTATTATTTATCAATGGCAGTTGATAATGGATTTGAATTGCAAAAGGATAAAAGATGATATCCATATACTATGGAACAAGACCGGAATACATTAAACTACATCTTTTGTATAAAAGGCTCAAAGAAATGTCTGTAGAAACAGAGATGGTTCGTGTTTATCAGCACACTGATTTGATTGCAGATTGTCATAGTGATAGGGATGTTTTAGTAAAACAAGAGCAATCTGCAAATAGATTGAATTGTGTAGTTGCATCTTGTCTTGATGGAGAACTTATAGGAAAGAATACAAAAATGGTGATAGTTCAGGGAGATACAGCAACAGCATTTGCTGTAAGTCTCAATGCTTTCAATAGAAAAATTCCAGTAGCACATATAGAAGCAGGATTGCGTACATTTGATAGGTGTAATCCGTTTCCGGAAGAGGCATACAGAAGATTTATATCAGTAATGGGATCATATCATTTTTGCGTGTCTGATTTGGGGAGAAATCATCTTCTGAATGAAAGAGTAGAAGGAAACATCTATGTTGTCGGTAATACTGTTTTAGACAACATAGTTTCTCACAGAGACAGCATTGAATATGGAAATAAAGTTTTAGTTACCATACACAGAAGAGAGAACTTTGAAATAATCAGACAATGGTTTTCTTCGATATTTCAACTCGCCAGAAGTAAAAATGATTTGGAATTTGTGATTCCTATTCATCCAAGTATCAATAAATCTATAGTAGAAAAAATCAAAGAGGGATGCCCTCCAAACGCATTCATGGTTTCTCCGTTATCACATAGTGATACGATAGATCTCATTAAGAAGTGTAGATTTGTTATCACTGATAGTGGCGGAATACAAGAGGAATCTGCTTTTCTGAAGAAAAAGAGCATTGTTTGTAGAAAAACAACTGAAAGGCAAGATGGGCTTGGAACATTCAGTGTTCTTTGCAGAGAACCTAATATGCTTAAGCAATGCATAGATACATTTATAGATGAATCTCCTATTCCATATACAGAAATATGTCCATATGGAGATGGAACAGCGGTTGAACAGATTGCACAAATCTTAAAGAAGGAATACTATGAAAATCTTTCGTGACGAAATTGAAAAAATGTATAATAGGCTTATTAGCAGAATTCCGTTTGCCTTTAGTAAATATGCAGATGGAGAGTGGGCAGCAATGAATTCTGTTCCACTTTTTAATGGAGAGTTCAAATCTGATGAGAATACTGAAAAATCGAGAGATATGCTTCGTGCTTCATTTTGCTATAGAGACTTTGGATATTATGTCGGAATAAGTTGTCCTTGTTGTCAGGGTATTTCTTTTTACCATATGAAACAGGCGAGCGGTCAGCCAGAAGAGAATCTGACATTTGCTAATATTTTTGTCAATTCAAACTACTCTTTTTACAAAGAAAAGTTTATTCCAGAGTATGGAAATTGGAAGGTAAATATTATCGCAAATGAGGCATCGGATGTCACTAAATTGCCATTTAAAGTACAAAGATTCTTTCCGATAAAGGTTAATGCTTGGGTGGAAAATTTAGACCTTATTGACCAATTGAAATTATTACAAACAGAAGGTGAACTGTATCTCTTTTGTGCAGGGCCATTTGGAAATATTCTGGCTCATCAATTGTGGAATCACAATAAGAGAAACACCTATCTTGATGTTGGTTCCACTCTAAATCCTTGGCTTGGGTTTGAAGGATTTAAGCGTGGTTATTTGCATGGATCTGATGATCTAAACAAAATTTGTAATTGGGGGATAAAATGAAAGTTGATACAGATTGCTTTTTATTCACATATACACATAGCAGTTGTATAGACTTGTGGAATATGTACTTTGATTCTATAGATAGTCATTTTCCATTAGTAAAAAGTGTTGTAGCGTGTAATACTATAAGCGAAGAGTTTAAAAATCATACATTTCGATTATATGATGAAAGTAAAAACTATTGTCAAGAAGTTGTTCGTGTATTAGAATCTTGCAAAGAAGAATACTTCATTTATATGCAAGAAGATTTCATCTTATATGGAGATGTTGATAAAGAATCATTGTCTAACTATATCAATTTAATGGATGACACAAATTTGTCTTTCATAAGACTGATAAAATGTGGTGATGTAAGTGATTATAGGATATTTCAAAATAGTGATTTGTTTTGGACATCTCCACCACCAATGAAGCACAGATCTATAAACTCGTTTTCAATGCAACCAACTATATGGAAAAAATCCAAGTTTATAGAAATGTATAAAAAGGTCAATTTACCTCAATTTAAAGAAGACGATTTTTCATATCCGACAGCAATGAATGATTTAGGTATTCAAGGTGCTTATTGCTATAGAGGAGAAGCAAAGAGAAAAGGATCAATGCATTATGATTCTTCTGTATTTCCATATACTGCAACTGCTATAGTAAAAAAGAAGTGGAATATGAGTCAGTATGGAAACGAATTAGAACCTTTACACATAAAATATGGCATAGATGTTTCAATAAGAGGAACAAGATAATGAGCAAATTCACTACATCAGTTTCGGATAACAAATCATATCCTGTTATTTGTGAACAAGCAGCAAATGACGATTTTTTATTCTCTAAATTCAAACAAAATCCATATTACAATATGATATTAGAACACACATCATATGAATATGGCAAGACCTACTTGCAGTATATCGTAGACCTTATAGGCGAGAAGGATGCATTGGAATTCATAGAAGCCGCCGCTGTCAATGACAAGTTTGGTGGTTCTACTCCTATCTCCTATTTAGTAGGAGATCAAAGAATAAATGTCAGTCCTTCTACCTTGCGTTATGCAAAAATAGGAATAGAGATTGTGAATTTGTTTGGAGATATTAGCAAAATGAACATATGTGAGATAGGTGGAGGATATGGAGGACAGGCTACCGTATTATGGAATACACATGGATTTAAAAGATGGGATATACTGGATATAAAGGAAGCAAATTTATTACAGAGAAAGTACATTACTAATGTTGGATGTGAGAATGTCAATTGCTTTAATCTGTCGGAACATAAAGACAAACTCCTAAAGGAGTATGATATCGTCATTAGTAATTTTGCATTCTCTGAATTGAAGAGAGATATTCAAAATGACTACATGGATTTGGTGATAAAACACTCCAAAAATGGTTACATGATAATGAACTACTGTTGGGATAACAGTTATCAGGGTAAAAACTGGGTTGAAGACAATGGATTTCAAAATATGATGACAGAAGATGATATTAGAATACAGATTCCTTCTTTGAAGACTGCGGATGAGTTTCCAAAAACTCATCCTAAAAATATTCTTTTCTATTGGGGAAACAACGCAAATGAAAAACGATAAGTGGACATTTGGTATATCTTTGGGAGAATCACCATACCATGTTGGCGACATAGTTTCGTCTATTAGAAATCAATCTGTTGCTATGAAAGATTATGAAATAATCTTAATAGGAAACTGCCAACATCCTTTAGTAAAATCTATAGAAGGTTCTGATATCAAAAAGATAGAGTTTGATGAAAGTATCAAGAATAGATGGATTACTAAAAAGAAGAACATAATAGCACAAGAGGCTAAATTCGACAATATTTCTATACATCACGACTATGTTTTTTTGCATAGAGATTGGTACAGATATTTTTTGGACTTCAAAGAAGATTGGAATGTCTGTATGACAAGGATAGAGAATTTGAACGGCAGCAGATATCGTGATTGGGTTACATGGTCGTGGACAAGCAATATAGACTATGTTGACTATCTTGATAACAGTAGAACACATGAGATGTATGTGAGTGGTTGTTATTGGTGTGTGAAGAAAAACTTCATGCTTCAGCATCCTTTGGACGAAAACAAGTGTTGGGGACAGGGAGAAGATGTAGAATGGTCTGAAAGAATTCGTGTTGACAACCTTTGGAAATATTGCTGTAATTGGAAATCAAAGGTATTATTGAAAAATAACAAAGACAGTTATATTCCACACACAAATGATTCTACATTAGGGTGGTATTCTAACTGGAATAAACAGAATAATGAGGAATCAGATGTCTAAAAGAATAGGTATTTTCTGTTTAGGTCATAGAAGACCAAGAGGATTTATAACACACGCTAAACAATTAGCGAAATGTGGTTATAGTGATTTTCATTTTCATCTATTTGGTGATGGATATACCAAAGAATATGCTGAAGAGTTGATGGATGTTCTAAAAGATAGAATAACTCTTCATACATTTCCTAATGGAATGAACTATATGATGAAGATTAGAGCAGCCGTTTCAATGGATTATGAGTATTCGATAAAATATGATGAAGATTGCTTTATGACTTCTGAATCTTGGGATAGATTGTTTTCTTTATCAGAAAAGATGAAAAAAACTGATCTTTGTGGTACAGGAGTCATGTCTATTGGTATCCCAACTGTTGAGTTGTTTTTAGAAAATCATGCACAAAAAATAAAAGATGAACTTTATGCTGATTTTTGCAATACTGATTTAGGAGTACATGGAGTAGATTATACTTCTCTAAATGAAAAGCATGATAGTTGGAATTCTCGTTATTTTTACAGTAAAGTAAAGAACTTTAACCATCACTATAAAGGAATTCATCCCATTAGAGTAAATTTGCAATCAGTAAAGAAAATCAACGATTATGTTGTTGAGAACTTTTATGATGTTATGAAGCCTAAAGATTGTCCTATAATATCAGACAATAGTGTTTATCCTTACTTTTGTAATAGTGTCTTTATCATCAAAACTGATATTTGGAAATCTATCATTTTTGATAAGTCTCTATATGTTGATGATTTTGATGAAGTTCCTCTTAACAAGTATAGAGATAAATTTGAGAAAAATCTTGTAATAGATACAGGTATTCCTATTATTCATACAATGTACAATTGGAATTCAGATTGGGCATATGAGAATTCTCTTATTGAAAAGATATGTTTAGTCATGGATAATCTATAACCATTTATTGAAATGAAATATTTAAAATGATAAGTGCTATTTTATTTGATCTTGATGGTGTTCTTGTAGATGCTTGTGATTGGCATTATGATGCTTTAAATATGGCTTTAACTAATGCTGGTTATGAGATAATAAGTAGAGAAGATCATATCTCAACTTATAACGGTCTTCCTACAAAAATCAAATTAGAGATGATGGGGATACCAAATAATCAATGCATTGAGATAAATCAACAAAAGCAAAAGTATACTCTTGAGATTATCAAAAAGACTGCCAATATTATGAAAGAAAAAATAGAATTACATGAATATCTTAAATCAAAAGGAATAAGAATTGCTTGTGTTACAAATTCTATAGAGGAAACAGCAAGAGCAATGCTTACTTCAACAGGGCAGATGCCATACATAGACTTGCTTGTTTCAAATGAACAAGTTTCACGAAACAAACCATATCCAGATTGTTACAACTATGCAATCAATACTCTTGGTGTTGAACCAAAAAACTGTCTATGTGTCGAAGACTCTCCAAAAGGAATTGAAGCAGCAAAAGCAAGCATTGCTGATAAACTTTGGATAGTTAGTAATTGTGATGATGTGAACAAGGAAAACTATGTAAAGTTTATGGAGGAAAAATATGCAAATATTGATACCAATGGCAGGTGAAGGTAGCAGGTTTGTAAAGGAAGGATATACCTTTCCAAAGCCACTAATTGATGTTGAAGGTAAGCCTATGATTCAACGAGTGGTTGAAAATCTTGATTTTAACGCAACATACATCTTTCTTGTCCGCAAAGAGCATTTAGAAAAATATTCTGGTTTGCACTCAACTTTAGATCGAATAACAAATAGCAAATTCAAGATTGTAGAAGTTGATGGTCTAACAGAGGGTGCTGCTTGTACTGCTCTTCTTGCCAAAGAGATTATTGATAATGATGATGATCTTCTTATTGCAAATTCAGATCAAATAATACAATACAGTCCACAAAATTTTCAGTATTTGAAAAATTTTACCACAGTTGATGCTTTAGTCTTTTGCTTCAATGCGGTACACCCAAAATGGTCATTTGTTAAAACTAACTCCAGAGGGGTTGTAACAGAAGTTGCCGAAAAGAACCCAATATCAGATATTGCCACTTGTGGTATCTATTGGTATAGAAAGGGTTCTGCTTTTGTCAAAGCAGCAGAACAGATGATAGAGAAGAATATAAGAGTAAACAACGAGTTTTATATTGCTCCTGTCTATAATGAATTGATTGGTTGGGGTGGAACGCTAATTCCATTTTTCGTGGACAGAATGCATGGTATAGGTACACCAGAAGATCTTAATGCTTATTTAAATACGAGAAATAGATGAAAATAATATCCCATAGAGGCAACCTTGATGGTAGAAAGCCGGACTGCGAGAACAATCCAACATACATTCAACAGGCATTGGATCTTGGTTTTGATGTAGAGGTTGATGTGTGGTATGTTGATGGTGAGTTCTTCTTGGGGCATGATGCACCGACATATCGGGTCGATCCTTGGTGGTTCTCGGGAAAGGCTCTCTGGTGTCATGCAAAGAATCAGAAAGCCCTTGAGGAAATGATCGTTTCAGAAGATATAACTTGTTTTTGGCACGAAAGCGACAAGATGACCGTGACGAGCAATGGGTTGTTGTGGATGTATCCTGGTAACCATTCTCGTCTTGGAATAACCGTCTGCTTGGGTAAGCCTGATAAAACCATTTCAGATATGTGGGGAGTGTGTACAGATTATCCCATTGAATGGGGTGATATACACAAAAGATGTAGTTTCAGTAAGATATAAATACCAATAAGTCAAAATAATCATATGTGAGTGGAAGGATTATATCAAATGAAACTTTCTGTTTATGGATCTACTGGATTTATAGGTAAAAGATTTATTGAGTTGTTTAATCAGAAAAATGAAAATAAATGTCAATATGTCATCAGAGATAAAGATGCTTGTGACTATGAAGATGTGCTATATCTTATAAGCACAACTGATAATTACAATATTTTCGAAAAGCCATTTTTGGATGTGGATACAAATCTCAATAAATTGATTAAGGTTTTAGAAGCCTATAGAAATAGTGGAAAAAGAGGAGTATTCAATTTTGTTAGTTCTTGGTTTGTATATGGAATGAACTCAAGTCTAAACACAAAGGAAACTGATTACTGTGATCCTAGAGGATTTTATTCCATAACAAAAAGAGCAGCAGAACAGATGCTCGTTTGTTATTGTGATACTTTTGACATAAAGTATCGAATATTGAGATTGACAAATATTATAGGAGAACAAGATTATGGTGTTTCTTCGAAGAAAAATGCAATTCAATACATGATTGGTCTTTTGAAAGACAATAAACAAGTGAATCTTTATGATGGTGGAAATAGTATTAGAGATTTTATGTACATTGATGATGCTTGTAGAGCATTGGAAGTCTGTATAGAAAATGCTCCTATTAATAGTACGATTAACATCTCCAATATGCAGCCGATAGAAATTCAAAAGATCATCTACTATTGTAAAGAAAAACTATCATCATCATCTAATGTTTTATCAATCGACACTCCAAAATTTCACAAGATAGTGCAAGTAAAAGATGTTTGTTTGAACAACGATAAACTCATATCCTACGGTTACAAACCTTCTATAGATACTATGCAGGGGATAGACAAGATTTTGCATTCGTTGTGAAAGGATTTTTTGATATGTTAGAACTTACTGTTGGTTCTCAAGACAAGAAACAAATTCTTGATAAAGTAATTACAGATATAGTAAACAGCAAGAAAAAGGAATGGGTTGCTGGTCGTGATCTGGTTCAATATGCAGGATCATTCATTGATGAAAATGAATATATTGCTGCAATTGAATGTCTTCTCAATGGTTGGTTTGCTCTTGGTGAGAATGGAATAAAATTTGAAAGAGAGTTTAGAAGTCGATTGGGTAAGCAAAATGGATCACTCACTAATAGTGGTTCAAGTGCAAATCTTTTAATGGTGTCTGCTCTAAAATCTAAAAGACTTTATGGATTTGAAGAAGGCATTAAAATAATAACTCCTGTTGCCGGATTTCCAACAACTGTGAATCCTATTATTCAAAATGGATTTGAACCTGTTTTTATAGACATAGAACTTGATACTCTTAATTTGGATCTAAACCAATTAGAGGAAGCGGCTAAGAAAGGAGCAAAGGCATTAGTCTTTGCTCATGTTCTTGGAAATCCTCCAAATATGGATAGGGTAATGGAGATTGTAAACAAGTATAATCTTGTTCTTCTTGAAGATTGTTGTGATGCACTTGGTAGCAAGTTTGATGGAAAACCATTGGGTTCTTTCGGGCAGTTTGCCTCTTGTTCTTTTTATCCAGCACACCACATTACGATGGGCGAAGGTGGATTTGTTGCTTGCACCACAGATGAACAGGACACTGTAATTAAAAGTCTTCGTGAGTGGGGAAGGGGTTGTTATTGTTCTGGTGCAGCGGCATCATGTCTAAAGAATGGAATGTGCAAGAGAAGATTCAGCAATTGGTTGCCAGAAATGCCCGATGTGATCTTTGACCACAAATATGTCTATGAAGAGATAGGATACAATCTTAAGCCTTTAGATATGCAAGCGGCAATGGGATTAGTTCAATTGAAAAAATTAGACAAGATAATAGAAAGAAGAAAATACAATTTTCAAAGACTGTATGAAATTTTCAGCAAATATGATAGGGTTTTCCATTTGCCAAAGGCAACAGAAAAATCAGATCCTTCTTGGTTTGCATTTCCATTAACAATAAAGGATGGTGTGTATCTTCGTAGATCAGACTTTACCATGCATCTTGAAGACAACAAGATACAGACTCGAAATTATTTTGGTGGAAATCTACTCCTACAACCAGCATATTCTAAATTAGCGGTTGGAAAAAATGCTAAATCTTCTTTCCCAATAGCAACCAAGGTAACTAAAGACACATTTTTCTTAGGCACAAGTCCAGTGATAACGGATGAACAACTAGATTATATCAAAGATGTTGTTGATTTGTACTTTGATAGAGCAGAAAATATAAGAGTTTGATATCAAAAAGTTTAAGTGTAGAGAGAAATTCGATCAAATCTCTCATATTTTTCGATATCTCAAAGATACAAGAGAAGTTGGGTTGGATTCCCAAGCACTCCTTGGAATCAGCATACATAAAGTAAACCACATAAAGGAATAGACTATGAGTGAAAAGAAGAAGATTGTCTTGTCAATGATTGTGAAGAATGAAACACATATTATCAAAGAGTGCTTTGATTCTCTTTATAAATTCATTGATTACTGGGTTATCTGTGATACAGGTTCAACTGACGGAACACAGGAACTTATCAAGCAGTACTTTGCCGAAAAGGGTATTCCTGGTGAACTCCACCAACATGAATGGCAAGACTTTGCCACCAATCGTTCTGCTGCGCTTAAACTGTGCGACGGTAAGGGCGACTATGCCTGGATGATTGATGCCGATGACTATCTTGTTGGAGAGATGAACTTCCCCCACCAGTTAAATTTTGATGGATATTCTGTTCGCATCAAGCGTGGAAACTTTGAGTGGTGGAGAAATCAGATATTCAAGACGGGTATAGGCTGGTGCTATGAGGGAGTACTGCATGAGTATGCCCATTGCCCAAACAAGCCTGATCTCTCTCTAGCAAAATTGGATATTCCTGGCTACCATGTTGAGGCTCGCACGGAAGGTGGTGCTCGTAATAAGGGCATCACTCCAACAGAAAAGTATGCACGGGATGCCGTAGTACTTGAGAAGGCTCTAGAAAAAGAGCCTCTAAATTCACGCTATCAGTTCTATCTTGCACAGTCTTATTTTGACTCACAACAGTGGGACAAGTCTTTTGATGCCTATGAAAAGCGGGCAAAGATGGGTGGGTGGGAAGAGGAAGTTTTCTATTCTCTATTCCGAATGGCAATTATTGCAATGATGCAAGGCAAGCCTACAGAGCAGATTATCAATCTGTTCCTTGGAGCATATAACTACCGTCCGTGCCGAGCCGAGCCTCTTTATCATATTTCCCGTATCTACAGAATGAATGGATATCCCCGAATTGGATACCTGTATGCGAAAATGGGATTAACAATTCCAATTCCGAAGCACGACATCCTGTTTATTTCTCAAGATGTGTACGATTGGATGCTTTTAGATGAAGTCGGTTCTACTGCCTACTATGTTCATTCTTTCCAAGAGGGATATGATGCCTGTGTTAAGGCGATAGCAAGTGGAAAATTGCCTCCATCAGAATTCCAAAGAATTCAAAATAATCTAGTTGAATATCGCAAGAAAATAGAAGAAACCGAAAAGGCAGAAAAGGAGTTGGCGGAACAGCAAAAGAAGATGTTACAGGGAACACAGCAACCAGTTCCTGGTGTATTGAACAGCACTGTTGCGGTTTCTCAACCAAAGATACCTGTTCCAAACCAAACAACGCTAAGTCTAGGAACTTCTCAGCCTAAATACAAGAAGAAATTCAAGGAAAGAGTAAAAGGATGAGAGGGAATAATGCCTGCATCAAAGTACGATATCAAAGCCGAACAAGGCTCTACATTTAGACTTCATCTACACTATAAAACTGGCGATGGAGATGGTATTGATTTGAGCGGGTTTGGATCTAGAATGCAAGTTCGTAGATCCTCTAAAAATCCTAAAATTCTGCTTTATATGAGCACCAGTGGTGTCACAGGAGGTGGCACTACTGGTGACTTTTCTATTGGAGGGGGAGTTCAGGGAACAGGTGGTATTAGACTCAACGCCAGCACCACAGGTCAAACTGGTGCAAATGGGCTGACAGGCGGAATCTATATGGACATAGATAATATAACAATGAGCAGTGTACCCGAAGGAAGACACCTTTATGATTTAGAATTGATTAACACAACCGGTGATGTTCAACGCCTTATTGAAGGTTTTTTTGAAGTCACAAGCGAAATCACGAGAACATAAATGGCAAACGACCCATCAGTTTTAGTTGTAACAGCACAAACAGGACAAACTCTTCTTGTAGCCACTCCTCTAGGAATAAATGGAGTAAATGGAGCAACCGGTCCACAGGGACCAACAGGAGCCACTGGACAACAGGGAGCAACAGGTCCTGCTGGCGGTCCTGTAGGTCCTACAGGTGCAACTGGTGTAACAGGAATTGGGTATACAGGTGCAACTCTCATTAATGGTAATTTTGTAGTATTTCCTGTTTCTTCTCTCGGTGTGCTGGGTTCTGGTATTACCATTGGATACATTATTGGTGCTACAGGAACTAGTGGAGTTGCTGGTGCTGTTGGTGCGACAGGTGCAACTGGCTCAATTGGAGCCACTGGTAATGTCGGAGCAACAGGTACAACTGGTCCACAAGGCATCCAAGGAATTCAAGGCATCCAAGGAAATACTGGTGCTACAGGTGCTACAGGATCTCAAGGTATTCAAGGAGCCACTGGTGCTACAGGTGCTACAGGATCTCAAGGTATTCAAGGAGTAACAGGAGCCACTGGTGCTACAGGTGCTACAGGATCTCAAGGCATCCAAGGTTCAACAGGTGCTACAGGATCTCAAGGTATTCAAGGAGTAACAGGAGCCACTGGTCTGGTAGGTGCAACAGGACCTGTTTCTTCTGTTAATTCATTAACTGGCTCTATTCAGATACTTGCAGGAAGCAATATAAGCATAACAAGTAGCGTATCTGGTATAACTATTTCTTCTTTGGGTGGAGCGGGTTCTGTTGGACCGACTGGTCCAACAGGTGCTACAGGATCTCAAGGCGTTCAAGGTATCACTGGTGCTACAGGTGCTACAGGATCTCAAGGTATTCAAGGTTCAACAGGTGCTACAGGAGCCACTGGTGCTACAGGATCTCAAG